CTTCTTCTCTCCTCTCCTGTCCTGTCTTCTCCTGTAGTGACTCCGCACCGTCACCACCCTGTGACGGTCCACCGTCACGCGAGCGCCACCGGTAGGAATCCTGCCGCCTGGCGTGCATTGCACGGGCCTTGGCAGCCTGCGAAAACCGCTTTTCCCAGCCCTCAATGACGATGGTGCCGTTCAAAAACGTCACCCAGCCGACTCGCTCAACAGCGAGCCAGAACGCTTCGTCACCTCCCGCCACGGCAGCGACACGCCTGGGCGTTGCCCTGATCGTGCCGTCCGACGAGTTGAGGGCAGCCCATGACCACAACTGGATGAGACGCCAGCAGACTGCCTCAACCGGCAGCCCGGTGTCGTCCACCAGCTCGAGCACCTCGGGCTTGGTGCCCAGGTTGCAGTCAAGGGGAATCCATTCACCGGCCATCAGGCACCAGCCTTTTGCAGCTTCATGCTGCCGCCAAAGGTTTCGTAGATCCGTGCCCACACTTCACGGCGTGGAACAAAGACGCACTCGCTGTGGTACTCGCTGCCGTTCATGCGGGTGCGCTGCGTGCTGACCTTGTATTCATCACGCCACGATTCCCAGTGTTCAGTGAACACGCCGCAGAGCATTGGGAACGGAATAAGGCAGTAGCGGCCCGTCTCCTTCCACAGCCAAAGAACGTAGTCGCACCGCTTGTTCGTATCGCGCGTCCAGCCGACGATGCCCTTCTCGACAACCGACCACGTTTCAAGCGCGAGGTCGTCCTCGTCGGGATGGGTCGCGGCCCAGTCTTCCTCACGCACCTTGGCATCAACTGCCAAGTGCTTGGCGTTGGTCATCTCAACCCACCAATCAACGCCAAGGCGGTCGTTCTCTCTGGCCGCTGGGTGTGCGTCCAACGCGCCTGGAATGGCCGACAGAAGCACGTCTCGGACATCAACAGACGCCGCGTGACCAGATGACATCAGAAGCTGCTGGCCGAAGTCGTATTCATTTGGAGGCATTAGTGTTCTCCCCCCAAGCGACCCAGCCAGGCCGAGACGACCGCGAAAACATTTCCAAAAACGGGCCTGGGCTGCATGACTCGACAAGTTCGAGAAATGCAGGCGGCTTACTGCTGTGCCCGGCTGGGCCGCGATCGGCCTCAAACACGGTGCCAACGTCCTTACGCTTCAGCGGCTGGCTGCCTTTTACGCCGAAGAGGACGTGCTCGGTCTGGCCGCGAAAGTAGTTGCCCATGCCGAAGTGCGGCTTGACCCATGTGATCGCCGTGATGTACCGAAAGCCCCACGCCTCAAGCAGGCGGAACCCCTTCGGTAGCGAGCGGTTTGTGATCCACAGGTAGATATGGCAGTCGTCGTCGGCCAGGCCGCCAACGTCGAGCTTCTCCAGCTGCTCGATTGTCATCGTGCTGTAGTCAGGGCGAGCGCGGCCAAGCTGGTCTTGGTCGCCTTCGTCGCCCCAGTCCCACGGCGGGTCGATGACGATGGTGGCGTACTTCGCCTCGGCAAAAGCGGCGGCCTTTTCTGGCTCAGGTACAGCGGCGATCTTTTGGCGGTTTTCTTCGCGGCGGGCCTCGCGGGCCTGTTCCTTTAGCTCGCGTTTTACTCTCAGGACTGGGCGACCTTCTTCAACGGCCTTTTTCAGTTCAGGCGTTTTTTCGACCTCGTCGTAAAACTTTTCCGCACGCTTTACCGTAGCCGGGCTTACACCGTGTCGCTTTGCGAGAGATTCAGCAGTTGAACAAACTAGATCATTTTGACCCAGTTTTCTCGGCCGACCTTCCTTGCGCTTTCGTCGCTTGTATGTTCGACCAAGGATGTGCGTGAATGCGTCTGGTGAAAGGTTTCGTCGGCCGAGCTGGTTGTTGTCCATCCAGTCTGCGGCTTCATCTCTGCTCTCAAACCGCATCTCGTGGATGTCAAACGGCAGCCCCAGCCGGGTGCAAATCTCGTAGCGGTTGTGACCGTCGAGAAGCGTGAGCGTTCCCTTGCTGGCCCAGACCACGAGCGGGTCTCGAGCACCGCCGTGCTCGGTGATGTTCTCTTCCAGCTGCTGACGCTCTTCGGCCGACAGCGGCGGAATCAGTGCGGAAAACTCAGCGTCAACGATGATGTCTTCGTAAACCTGCGGCATGTCACTGCCTCCCTGCGTGGTGTTCTGAACCCGTGCCTACCGTGGCACAGTCGTCAAGTCGTTTTCCTGAGTTCCAAAAGCTCCGAGCCTGACGAGCGCCCTGTAGTCATTGCGCGATCCGTACCACGGAGAAACCCATTCGTCTGATGCCACTAGACGTGGCACCCAGAAGCCGTGAGCGCCGATGATCCAGATCACTTTCACGCCATGACGCATCCTTGGCAGCGGCGGCCAAAATCGGCTCGTTATGCAACTGGCCATCTCACAATCCTTTGTGTTTTGGCCCCGTCTCGTGGGGCACCCGGCGTCGGCCTTGGGTATGGAGTGCAAGCCAATCCGACGCTGCGGCGATTACAAAGGGATTCACCGCAACCCTGCCCGCCGGCTGTCGAGGCCGGTTCACGCCACGGGCCTGGCGTTATTCGCACCGGCTCCGGTTGCTGTGTGGCGGCTCGCCAAACTTCGGGCCTTTCGGCGGCTCGTACTTGTGCAGCCGCAGCAGCACCTCGTTCAGTTGCGTCCGCAGTTCGTTAATCGTCTTGAGGGCCCGGTCGTAGTTGCCGCCGAGCTCGTCCACGTACGCCGCGGCCCGGGGCCGGTTGCACCGCTCGAGGAACCCGGCGATGTCGTACGCCGTGATCGTCAGCGGCTCGTGCGACTTGGCGATGTTGGGGTCGTATCCGCTTCTCACGATGCCACCTCGTGCTCGGCGGCCTCGTGCGTGAACTCCGTGCCGGTGTCCTCGGAGCCGATCAGCATTTCGGCCCGGTGGTGAATCAGGGCCACGAGCTCCTGCTTGTCGGCCTCGCTGAAGATGCCCTCGGCGTGCCGCTTGTCCACCAGCGTGCGGATGGCATCAAGCATCTCGAACGTCGTGGCCCGGCTGACCGCCAGGCGGGCCTTGCCCATGGGATCCTCGGGCACGACCGGGGCCGCAGCCGTCACCTTCACCACGCTGGGCGTGGCCGGTTTGGCCGCTTCTTTGGCCGGTTCGTTGGCCGGATAGTCCTGTGCCTCCTCGGCCGTCACCAGCCCCTTGAGCACGTCGGGGAACGCATCCCGCAGGGCGAAGCCTCGGGCACGCAGCTGCAGCATCCGGCGTGGGTACTGCGTCCACGGGCCGCTCTTGCCCCACAGCCCGGCCTTCTTTGCGTCCACGACGCTGAACCGGGCCACGGTCGGCTTCTCGTAGCCCCGCCGCTTGGCCTCACAGGTGGCCACCATGGCCTCGCCGTCGCCCTCGATCTGCTCTCGGACGTACTCGCAGACCGGGCTTGCCATGGCAACGGCCAGGGCGGCGTCACCCCAGATCGCTGGCCGCCCGTTGATGCAGGCGATGTTCTGCAGGCTCTGCATCGGGCTCAGGCCGATCTCGCTGCCGTGCTGAATGGCCAGCAGGCAGGACTCCGGCTTGCCACGAAAGTCCTTCGGGGCGAAGTCGCTGGCCGCCACCATCTTTGCGAAACGGAAGGCGTCGTCGAAAGTTGCGAGGGCCAGCCCCCTCGTTGGCGTAGTGCTGGTGCTCAGTTCCGTGCTCATCTCTGCGTCCTTTCGTGATTCGCAAACTGCGAATGTCCTTGTGAAATACCGGCTTGCGTCCTGCTCACCGGCTCGTTCGTGCATCCATGCCGCTGCGGCTCCGCCGCACTCCTTCCGCCGTCCGGTTCCACCAGGCGACGGTCCTTTCTTCGGTCAGTGCGTTACGTCCCGGGCCGACACGGCGAGCCAGCCGCCGCCCACGTCGAGCGTGAGTCGGTCGCCGTCCGTCCACTCGATGCGGCCAGACCACCGCTTGCCACCGGACAGGCCGCTGACGAAGTCGCCGACGGCGTACGTGGGCTTCGCTGCGGGGCTCTGCGTCTGCTCGCCAAGGCCGGCGATGGCGGCGAGGTACTCGTTTTCGTGCGGGCTGCTGGGGTTCACGATCATGGGGGCGATCTCCTTGGGTGGGGTAGTGTACGGGCGTTCACTACCGAGGCAAGATGCTGTACCAACATTCCAGTGCGAGGCTATCGTCGTCGGCAGCATGGTAGCTTCGTCGGTAGGATAGGTCAACCAACGATCTTCCATGGCAAGGCGGTCAGAAACTCCAGAAGGTCGTGCAGGGCTCGAGCAGCCGGCGAGTCGGTGCCGAGCTCTTGGCCGAGGCGGATCAGGACGAGCGACTGCATGGCGTGGTTCCAGTGGCGTGTCATGGTGTGGCCCTCCTTGGCCGTTGTGCCCGCCGGCCTGAGTGCCGACGGGACAAGATGCGTTTTATCGCGACACGGTGCAGCGAAACTGCCGAACGTCACGGCCCATACCCAAGTTGGTCGTCCAGTTGCCGGTCATCCGGCAGCCGTCCCATTCTTCGTACCGGCTGCTCTTCAGAGCCACTTCAATCTCTTGCTCTGTGGCGGGACGCCAGGCATCGGCCCCAAGGTTGCGAACTTCGTAAGTGCTGGTGATTGCGTTCATCGTTTCGTCTCCACTTCGTGTCCGCGAGTCTCACTTGCTCGCATGGCCGTATTCTACCGACATCGGTAGGTTATGCAAGTGGGCTTGAAAAGATTTTTTTGGGTGCCGTTTTCCCGGGGAAAA